AAACAAACTAAATCTAACAAGGATAAAAAGACATGGCAACACATCACGGAAAAGAAGGAGTTGTAACAGCTGGTGGAACAGCAGTTGGGGAACTAACTAGCTTCACACTTGAAACTACAGGAGATGTGGTTGAAGATACTGCTTTAACAGATGCAACTAAATCATTTGTAACAGGTAGAACTTCATTCTCTGGTACTTTAGAAATGCACTTTGACGAAACTGATTCTCCACAAGAAACTTTACTTGCTGGTGCTTCTATCTCATTTGTTTTATTACCAGAGGGTAATGAATCAGGAGATGCAAGTTACACAGGAACAGGTATTGTTACAGGTATGAGTATCAACAACTCAATGGACGCAATTATTTCAAGAACTGTTACTTTTCAAGGCACAGGCACACTTACAATAGGAACTGTATAATTTAATTTATGTCAGTTATTGATAGAGTTAAATCTCATTTTGAAACTCTTAAAACTATCACTATTGAGGTAGAAGAATGGAAAGACGAACATGGAAATGTTAGTGTATTCTATTCAGAGCCATTAACCCTTGAAGAAAAAAACATTATCTTTAAAAAGTCTAATAACTTTCAAGACTTAACTGTTTTGGTTGATTTACTGTTAATGAAACTAAAAATGAAAGATGATAAAGGCGAATTAGTTAAAGCCTTTAGTCCAGAAGATAAATTTGCTTTAAGAAAAAAAGCAGACTCCAATGTTATATCTAGTATAGCTAATCAAATTCTTGCAGACTCTAATTACGAGGAAGCCGAAAAAAAGTAGATAGCGACCCTGATGTTAGGTCGCTTTTATTTGTAGCAGACAGACTTCACATCACAATTCAACAAGTATTAGATATGCCAGTAAGCCATTATAATTTATGGTTAGCTTACTTGAAAAAAGAGCAAGATGGGTATAAAAAGAAACAATCATTAGAACAATCAAGGAATTTTAAATAATGGCACAAAGACTCAAAATAGATATTGTAGCAAAAGATAAATCTACACAAGCATTAAACAATGTTCAGAGCAACTTATCTAAAGTTAAAGGTGCAATATTTAATCTTCAAAATGCTTTTATTGGTTTAGGTGCTGGACTTGCTCTTAGATCATTAATTAATACTGGAAAAGAAGTAGAAGGTTTAAAAGTTAGATTAAAATTTTTATTTGGTACTGTTAAAGAAGGAAATAAAGCATTTCAAGAAATGACAAAGTTTGCTGGTCAAGTTCCTTTTTCACTAGAAGAAATCCAAAGAGGTGCTGGTGTACTAGCTGTTGTATCTAAAGACGCAGAAGAATTAGCTAAATTAATGAAAATTACTGGTAATGCTGCTGCTGTAACTGGATTGGATTTTAAAACAACTGCTGAACAAATACAAAGATCATTAAGTGCTGGTATTAGTGCTGCTGATCTATTTAGAGATAAAGGTGTTAAAGGTATGTTAGGCTTTAAAGCTGGTGCAGTAGTATCAATAAAAGAAACTGCTGATGCTTTTGATAAATTTTTTGGAGAGGGTGGAGAAATGGGTAATGCAGCAAATGCTTTAGCAAATACTCTTGAAGGAACTCAATCAATGATTGGAGATACATTTTTACAATTTAAATTCGCAATATTAAATTCAGGATTCTTTGATGAATTAAAAAACAATTTAGTTCATTAGATACTTTTTTAAAAGACAATATGGACACCATTAAACAATTAGGAAAAAGTATAGGAGAAAGTTTAGCAACTGGAGTTAGAGGAACTGTTGCAGTTTTAAAATTCTTTAAAGACAACATGACAGCTATTGTAGAAACAGTAAAAATATTAATAGCTTTTAAATTAGTTGCGTTTTTTTATAACTTAACTACTGCAATTAAAGGAACAAGTATTGCTATGGCTTTGTTTAATAAAATTACAAAGAAAAATATTCTTATAGGTGGTGCAGCTTTATTGATTTCACAGTTAGATAAAATCATTAAAAAAATAAAAGAATTAAGAGGATTAAATGGAGATGAAAAAGGAGATATTGGATTACCTGATGTAGGAACAACAGTATCAAAACCAATCCCAGAATCTACTTTTATGGATAAGTTATTACTTCAAGTAGAAATACTTAGAAATACTATGCAAACAACTAATGAAAATGAATTAAAAACATGAAAGATGGTTTCTTTACTATTGGAGAAACTATTGCAAACTCTATGAATGAAGGTCTTAAAAAAGTATCAAAATCAATAGCAGAGTCAGTTATTCTAGGAAAAGATTTAGCAGAAACTTTTAAAAAGATGGCTCAACAAATATTAGTAAATATGTTGGCATACTTTATTGAGATGACAGCAAGATTATTAATAGATATTGCTATGCAAAAAGAAAACACAGGAAATGAGAGCGCAAGAAAATTCATTAAAAAACAAGTTGAACTTGCAGCTGTCCTTGCTTTTTTAACTGGTGGTGCTTCTATGGGTGGTGGCTTTAGTCCATTTAAAATGTTTGCTAAAGGTGGTGCAGTATCAAAAGGAGAACCGATTGTAGTTGGAGAAAATGGTGCAGAATTATTTGTACCTAACTCATCAGGACAAATTACACAATCAGCTAGAGGCACAGGTGGTGGTAATAGTGCGACAACAGTTAATTTTAATATCACAACAGTTGATGCTAAAGGATTTGACCAGTTGCTAATTGAAAGACGAGGAACTATATCAAGAATTATCAATGAATCAGTTAATGAGAAAGGTAGAGGTGCAGTAATATAATGTCAGGTGCTTTCCCAATATCCTCTGCTAAGTTTGAAACTTTAGGAATCAAATCTATTCAAAATACTTTAATCTCTAAATCTGCTAGTGGTAAAAAATTTGCAAGACAGATAGATGGTCAAAGATGGGCATTTACTGCAAGTATTATTACTGCTAAACGATCAGATGTCTATGGAGAGTTGATGGCATTTGTAGTTAAACAAAGATCAGGTAAAGAAAACTTTACAATTATTCCACCAGAAATAGAAGATGCTAGAGGAAACGAATCAGGAACACTTGCAGTTAATGGTAATCAATCTGCTGGAGATACTACTATTGCAATAGATGGTTTTGCTGGTGATGGTGATGGAAGATTAAAAGCTGGTGATTTTATAAAGTTTGCTAGTCATACAAAAGTTTATATGGTTGTTGCAGATGTAACAAGTTCAAGTAATGCAGCAACAGTTACAATAGAGCCACCTTTAGTTGCTAATATTACTAATGATTCAGTAGTTGTTTATGATAATGTTCCATTTACAGTTTATTTAGTAGGAGATGTTCAGCAATTTGGTACAACTGGTGCTGATAAAGATGGTAACTTATATTATAAATTTGAGTTAGATGTTGAAGAAGCCTTATAGATGAAATATAAAGTCAAGTATTGGATTAGTGTTGATTTCTTGGCAGAAGAAATAATTGAAGCTGATGATTTCAATTCTCAATCTTTGAATCAAGGAAAGTATAGCGACCCATCTAAAAATGCTAGTTATATTGTCAATGATACTATAAAATAACTAGAAGAACATTTGAGGAATATGACGAGAAACTTAACAACAGCATTAAAGAATGAATTAGCAACTTATGTATTACGACCTATTCATCTTATATCTTTTGGATTTTCCACACCAGTTAATCTAACTGATTGCTCATTCCCATTAACAAGTTCAATTTCAGGAAGTTCTCTTACTTATACTCCATCAGCTTTTGTTCAAAATTTATCTGAATTTACAGAAGAAGTCGGTATTACTAAATCATCTTTAAGAATAGGTTTATCAGGTGTAGATCAAACTTTTATATCTCTTTCTTTAAGTGAAAATATTGTTAATGATTCTGTATCTATTCACAGAGGATTTTTAGATACTGATAACACAATAATTGCTGACCCATTTCTTTTATATGATGGACAAATAGATAAATTTGAAATCAATGAATCTAAAACAACATCAGATATAATTTACACAGTAGTTTCTCATTGGGCAGACTTTGAAAAAAAGAATGGCAGAAAAACAAATCCCACTTCACAACAAAGATTTTTTTAATACAGATGTTGGAATGGAATTTGCATCACAAACAGTACAAGATATAAAATGGGGTAGAGAATAATGGAAATAAGACAATGGCAAAGAAAAGATTTTCCACAAATGATAGAACTTGGAGATAAGATGCACCAAGAAGGTGCTTATCAAAAGTTATCTTATAGCAGAGAAAAGTTAAAAAGATTTGCAGATGTTTTAATTGATAAACCAGAAAAAGCTATGGGGTTTGTTGCAGTAGAAGATGATGTAGTAATTGGCATGATGATTGTTCATTTAAGTAGATATTTTTTTGGAGATGATTTATTTTGTTTTGATTTATTGCTATATGTTACTCCAGAAAAAAGAAAAAGTATTAGAGTTCCTATTAGACTTATTAATGCTTCAACAGATTGGGCTAGAGAAAAAGGTTGTAAAGAATTTAGACCTGGCTCTAGTGTGGGAATTAAATCAGCTAAAGTAGAAAAACTTTATAATTTTATGAAGTTTGAAACAATAGGAAATGTATTTACAAAAAGGTTATAATTATGTGTCCAAATCCCCTTGATATAGTTGAAGATGCAATTGATTTTGTAGTTGATGTTGTAGTAGATGTCATAAGCTGGATAATACCCACTCCTGAAATTCCTGATTTTGGAGTAGGAGAATTTGATGATTATGAAACAGGACTTTTATTAAATAAACAATCAAATGACGCATCAATTCCTGTAATGTATGGAGAAAGATTAATTGGTGGAACTAGAATAATGTTACAAAGTTCTGGTGCTGCAAATGAGTATTTGTATATTTGTTTAGCGATTGCAGAAGGAGAAATTAATGCAATAGATGAGATTAGAATAAATGATAAAGCAGTTACATGGTCAGGAAGTTTAACAGATAACACTCAAAGAACAGTTGCTAGTAATGATGATAATTTTTTTAAAGCTGACCCAACAGTAGATGGGTCAAGTGCTGAATCATTAATTACAGTAGAACCTCATTTTGGTAGTGATGGTCAATCAGCATCATCTTTACTTTCTTCGTTAAGTAATTGGGGAAGCAATCATAAATTAAGTGGTATTTGTTATTTAGCATTAAAATTTAAATGGAATCAAGACGCATTTTCAGGAGTACCAAAAGTACAAGTATTAATTCAAGGGAAAAAAGTTGTAAGTTATAATTCAAGTTTAGTTGCACAAACAGCAGCTTACTCAACTAATCCAGCATGGTGTATGCTTGATTTTTTAACTAACGAAAGATATGGAAAAGGATTAGCAATAGCAGATATTAATTTACAAAGTTTTTATGATGCTTCACAAATTTGTGTAACACAAGTAACTCCTTATTCTGGTGGAAGTGATATAAATATATTTGAAACAAATGCTGTTTTAGATACTTCAAAAAAAGTTTTGAAAATGTTAGAGAACTTATAAAAGGTTGTAGAGGTTATCTTCCTTATATTGGTGGTAAATATAATTTAGTTATTGAAACAACAGGCTCATCTACATTGTCATTAAACGAAGATGATGTATTTGGTGGAATTAAATTACAAAGTGAAAATAAAAATAACAAATATAATAGAGTCATTGTATCATTTATTAATCCAGCTAGGAACTATCAAGTTGATGAAGTCCAATTTCCTCAAATAGATGATAGTGGTTATGCGACAGCAGATAAACACGCAACTATGAAAGCTGCTGATGGTGGGTTCTTACTTGAAGGAAGATTTGATTTCAAAACAATTACAAGTCCATATCAAGCAGAAGAAATGGCAGAAGTTATTTTAAGAAGATCAAGAAGTGCAAAAACATTATCAATAAATGCTAGTGCAAAGGCTTATGATATAACCATAGGAGATATTATTGACGTTACCCATTCTTCTTTAGGTTATTCAAGTAAATTATTTAGAGTAGTTGGTCAAACATTTAATCAAGACTTTACAGTAGGATTAAGTTTAATTGAACACGCAGATGCTTTTTATACTTGGGCTACAAAAACTGTCCAAGCATCAGTACCAGCTACTAATTTACCTAATCCATTTAATGTCACAGCACCAACTAGCTTAACATTAGATGACCAATTAATTGAATATAATGATGGAACTGTAATTGTTGCACTAGATATTTTAATAGGTGCTAGTGCAGATAGTTTTGTTAGTTATTATCAAGTAGAATATAAACTATCTACTGACTCTGATTATAAAATTCATGCACAAGGTACAGGATTAAATCAAAGAGTTCTTAATGTAATTGACCAAAAGATTTATAATGTAAGAGTTAAAGCAGTTTCAAGTCTTGGAACATCATCAACTTATGTAACAGCAACAAGAACTATTGTAGGTGCTATTGAACCACCACAAGATGTTGAAGATTTTTCTTGTAATATTTTAGCACAAGAAGCACATTTATCATGGACACAAGTACCAGATTTAGATTTAGCATACTATCAAATTAGATATTCAACATTAACAGATGGCACAGGAGATTGGGCAAACTCTGTATCTTTAGTAGAGAAAGTATCAAGACCAGCAACATCAATTAACGTACCAGCAAGGGTAGGGACTTACCTAATTAAAGCAGTTGATAAAACTTGGAAACTTTAGTTCTAATGCAACAGCTATTATTTCTAATGTTGTAAAGTGTTGCAAACTTTAACGCAATAGCTAGTCAATCAGAACACCCTGATTTTTAGGAACATTTACAAATACAATAAAACAGATGGCACTATTCAATTAGATTCATCAGAATTATTTGATTCAGCTAGTGGAAATTTTGATGCAGAAACAACTAGATTTTTTGATTCAGGTGTAACTAATGCAGACTTCTATGCAAGTGGTAATTATTTATTTGCAGATGTCATTGATATAGGTGCTAAACATACTGCAAGATTAACAGCTACTTTAAAACAAACTTCAGATGACCCAGACGATTTATTTGATAATAGATCAGGATTATTTGATGCACAAAATTCTAGTTTTGATGGAGATACACCAGCTAATTCTAATGCTCATCTTGAAATTGCAACAAGTGATGATAATTCTACTTATACATCTTTCCAAAACTTTGTAATTGGAGAATATACTGCTAGATACTTTAAATTTAGAGTTGTTTTAACTTCAAGCGATTTAGCTTCAACTCCAGTTGTCGAAGAAGTATCAGTTTCAATAGATATGCCTGACAGAATATTTAGTGGAAATGACATAACATCTGGTGCTGGAACTAAAACTGTTTCATTTACAAATCCATACAAAAGTGTTAATTATGCAGTTGGAATTACAGGAGAAGATATGGCAACAGGAGATTTTTTTATTGTAGAATCTAAAACAATTAATGGTTTTAATGTAACATTTAAAAATTCAAGTGGAACAGCAGTATCAAAAACATTTGATTTTATTGCAAAAGGGTTCTAAAAGGAGTATAAATAATTATGGCACAACACGATTACGACATAGCAAACCAATCATTCCCAGCTTTTAGAACTGATGTAAATAATGTTCTAAGTGCTATTAATTCATCTAATTCAGGTTCTTCAAGACCTAGTAGTGCTGTCGCTGGAACAATTTGGCTAGATACTTCAGGTGCAGCAACTGCTCAACTTTTAAAGATGTATGATGGTGCTGCTGATATTCTTTTAGGTACTGTTAATTTTACAGCTAACACTATTGATTGGTCAGATTCAGCAATTACTCTTGGTGCAAACTCTGTTGATTCTGATAATTATGTTGATGGAAGTATTGATCTGGCACACCTTGCAGCAGATAGTGTAGATGCAACAAAAATCGCTGACAATGCTATTTCTGAAGAACACCTAGACGTTACATCTATAACTGGACACACAGCAGAAACTTCTATTGCAGATGGAGATACTATTTTAATCCATGATGCCTCTGCTTCAGCATTAAGAAAAATGACTAAAGCTAATTTTGTATCTGGTATTGGTGGTGCTAACACTCCAGCTTTTTCTGCTCAAATGTCTGTAGCTCAAACTATAAGTCATGCTTCAGTAACTAAAGTTTCATTTAATTCAGAAATTTTTGACACAGATGGTTGTTATGACAATTCAACAAACTATAGATTTACACCAACAACTGCTGGAAAGTATTATGTTAATCTAAATCTTAATGGTGATGGTGGAGGTCAAGGAAATTTAAGAATATGGTCAATTGAAATTTATAAAAACGGCTCTGGATTTTCAAATAGTGGAGATGATAAGGCAACAGGATATCAAAATGGTGGAACAGAATCATTGAGTTCAGTAATAACTATGAATGGTTCTACAGATTATTTAGAAGCATATGCTTATATATTTGTACAAGATAGCACTACATCTAATATTGGTGGAAGTACAACTGCTACTGCTTTATTTTCAGCATACAAAATTATAGAATAGGATAAATTATGGCACAATTATATACAAAAATTAAATTATACGCAGCAGCAAATGGTGTTGCTAGTATTGATTTTACATCTGATGTTATGTTGCAAGACGACAGTAATGGAGCTGGTGTTTATATCAAGGAATGGAATTTAGATATTGCTCAACCAACTGCTGAACAAATAGCATTATACGAAACAGCTGGTAATGCTGCTGAAGCAAATGCTGATATAGATGCAACTAGACGAACTGAATATTTGTCTTGGGATAAGCAAATGGAAATGATCTACAAAGATCAAAAGAATGGTACTACAACATTTAAAGATCATTGTGATAAAGTACGATCAGACAATCCTAAAGACTAAAATTAAATAACTTTCCAAAGGAGATAGTTATGCAACTTTCCAAACACTTTAAGCTAGAAGAATTTGAAAAGTCCTCTACTGCAATTAGATTAGGTATTAAAAACAAAGCTGGTAGTGGAGAAATTAAAAACCTTACTGATTTATGTTATGAAATATTAGAAAGATTAAAAGTAAAGTTTGATAATAAACCTGTAATTATTACTTCTGGTTATCGTTCTCCTGAACTTTGTGAGGCTATAGGAAGTAAAGTTACATCACAGCATACGACAGGAAATGCCGTAGACCTAGAAATTCCATCTGTTTCTAATCTTGCTATTGCATTATGGATTGAAAATAACTGCGACTTCGATCAATTAATTTTAGAGTATTATACAGGAGAACCATCATCAGGTTGGGTTCACGTTTCTCATTCTAATGGTTCAAACAGAAAGCAAGTTTTGACATTTGATGGAAAGAATTATATTAATGGATTACCAGAGGCTAAATGGTCTGGTGGAAAACTAACAAATTAATAGGATAATATTATGCCAATGGGAAAAGGAACTTACGGAACTAAAAAAGGACGACCACCTAAAAAGAAATCTAAAATGATGACTAAAAAGAAGAAGAAGAAGTAATGAGCATAAACCAAATTACACAATTACCAATCGGAGTAGCAATTCAAAGAGGTTCAATAGCAAACTTTAGTGGTGTTCAAAAATTTGGTTTAAATACAGCAGTAGGAACATCATTTGAAACTGTTTGGACTAATGGCAGTTTATATTCCTATCCATCAACTGCAACAACAGCAGTAGCAACTTCTTCTGATACAGGTTCTGATAACGATAGCACAGTTCATATTTATGGTTTAGATTCAAATTACGATTTAGCTGATGAAGTAATCACAGTTGGTGGTTCAGCTTCTACAACATCTTTTATAAGAGTATTTAGAGCATTTGTTGTTGATGCAAATACAGGTTCATCAAATGTTGGCACTATTACAATTACAGTTAATGTAATCGCAGTAGCAGTTATTCCAGCTACTTATGGTCAAAGCCTACAAGCTGTTTATACAGTACCAAATGGTTATAGAGCATTTCTTATGTCTATTGATGGTGGAACAAGTAAGCAAAAAGAAGTGGAAATTAAATTAATGTCAAAATCTATTAATGGAAATACTTTTCAAACTAAATCTTTAGTTACAACTTACGGAACACCAATTCATAAAGATTATTTAGTACCTGAAATTTTAACAGAAAAATCAGATATAGAAATAAGAGCAAAAGCAGATGCTACTACTTCTATTTCTGCTGGATTCCAATTAATCCTAGAAAACTTAGAAGCAAATGGTTAAATCAAACGCATTACAAAAATAGAATCACATGAAAAACTATGTCGAATAATGCAAAAATTAACTCACGATAAAATTAACATAATAGAAGAAAGAGTAAAACGATTAGAGAAGATTTTACTAATTTGTACTGGCTCATTAATTACTGGAATGGGATATTTGATTATCACCATGTTAGGCTTGTAAGTAATTAAAAAATAAGTACAACTTATAACTGTATGAAGAATAAAAGAATACTTGTTATTTCAGATATGCACATTCCTTATCATCATAAGGACTCAATCAAATTTTTAAAAGAAATCAAAAAAGAATTTAAGCCAGATAGAATTATTAACATAGGAGATTCTATTGACTTTCACAATATATCTATGCACGACTCTAACCCAGACTTACCTAGTGCTGGAGATGAACTTAATTTAACAAGAAAATATATTAAAGAACTAGAAACAATATTTCCAGATGTTACAGAAGTAGATAGTAATCATTCTAGTTTAGTATTCAGACGAGCATTAAAGTATGGAATGAGCAAACAATTTATTAAATCTTATGGAGATTTCTTAGGTACTAAAAAATGGAAGTGGGTAGATAATCTAACTTTAACTATGTCTAATGGTCAAAGGTGTTTTTTTACGCATGGTATGAGTGCTGATATTTTAAAAACAAGCCAAGCTATGGGAATGAGTGCTGTGCAAGGACACTACCATACTAAATTTGTTATCAGCTGGTGGGCTAACCCAGACAATCTATTCTTTGGAATGAACGTAGGTTGTTTAACAGATCAAAAATCAATGGCATTTGAATATGCTAAAAATTTTAAGACTAGATTCATTCTTGGTTGTGGAATTATCCTAGATGGAGTTCCAAGATTACTTCCAATGGTTTTAGACCGAAAAGGGAATTGGATAGGTAAAATTGTCTAAGAAATACCCTTTAAAGCCTCATAGAGCCATTTTAAAGGCTACTGATAAGCAAATAGGTGGAAAGCATTATTCTAGCTTTAAGATACAACCTATTGAGTTTATAGTTAAAAATAAACTAGACTTCATACAAGGTAATATTATAAAGTACGCACTCCGAAATAAGAACGGAGAAAACCCTAACGAGAAATGGGATAAGATCATTCATTATTGCGAATTAGCAAAAGAGTTGCAAAATAAAAAATAAGGAATATTAGGAGTGAATGAACTTCACTTATATAATTTATTCAATTCTTGTGGTATATTGGGCAGCAATAATCTTTGTAACAAGTAATATATAATTATGTGGTTATCATTAATAAAATTCGGAATATCAACTGCTGGAACTGTTTATAAAAACAGAAAAGAAACTAAAGTATTAGAATCTATTGCTGAAAAGAAACAAATGCAGAGAGTTATTGATGGAGAGATTGAGATGGTTAAAACTGTCAAACAACATCAAGCAAACGATCTAAAAGACGAGATTGTCCTTATCTTAATTTCAATTCCATTATTAGTGTGTGCTTGGGGTGTATTTTCTGATGACCCTGAAATTATAACAAAACTTGATGCTTTCTTTGACCAAGTAAATAAATTTCCTTTTTGGCTACAAGGCTTAATTATTGGTGGATATTCTTCTGTTCTAGGTATTAAAGGTGT